TCAACGGTGGTTGGACTCATAGCGCAAATGGCGCTTTGCCAAATGGAACAAATGCCTACGCAAATACCTTTTTAGACCCATCGGTTGCTTTAACCATAAATAATACAGCGTTAGGATTTTATTCGGGAAGCTCAGGCGTAGGAGGGTCGGCAACATCCATAGGAACAAGGTCCGTAGCAGGCAATTTTGTCAGTATAGTAGTAAACGCAAGTAATTTATACTATGGTCAAGTAAATGATACAGGATCGCAAACTACATCAAATACAAATTCCTTTGGTTTTTTTATTGCATCAAGAATTTCATCGACTCAAAAAATTCATTCTATAAGAGGAACAAATACAACCAAAACGGAAACATCTACCGCTATTCCTGCATTTGCAATTTATTTGGGATCTATAAATAATGCTGGGACAGCTAGTTCTTTTACGGTACATCAGCACCGATTATCTTTTGTTTCGACATCGCTTTCTTCCTCGGATTGCACAGCGCTATACACTCTTGTTGAGGCGTACCAATTGGCTTTAAGCAGGAATACCTAATGCCATTAATTTACCCAATTACTGAATCCCAGGCAAACCAGCTTAAAGGCCAGGGATTTGCTCCTGATTCCTTTTTTAATCCGACTCAAGACGGGTCCGGCAAATGGTTTATTTCACCAGAAGAATGGGAGCCTGCGGATAAGGTACAATGGCCTTTTTTGGTTGGGATTGTGCCTGTCGAATATGTTGAACCAGTAGACATAGATCCACAATAAGGAGCAACCATGTCAGAAATTGTTCACATAATTGAAAGTGTTGGCTTCCCAATTGCAATTATCATTTTTGGTGCATGGTATTTTCTTATTCCCTTTCGGGATGCGGGATTAAGATTTATCGCAACCCTGGAATCTTTCCTGTCAGTTGCAGGACAGGACATCCATGGATTAAAGGCAACCGCGGCTGACATTGACGAAAAAGTGGAAACCACAAATAAAAAAGTGGAAGTCATTGGCGACAGAGTCAATGAAATTAGCAATGCACTAGGCGACATGAAAAAGGATAATCAACAATGATTCAATCTGCGCTGGCATTTCTTATTCTTGCCATTCCTCCACAGATAGAAATTACGGGCAAAGGCACAAAGATTATTCAAGGGCAGGTTACGGTTACGGTGTTGGCTGATGGTTCTGTCCTTATCAAATCACCTAGTGCTAACCTGGTGATTCCCGCGGCTGATGCGGATCCCGTTGTTCCTCCAGGTGATGATTTGGCCGATGGATTAAAAGCGATTTATGGTGCTGACCAGGACGCAAATAAAAAAGCCAAACTAACGGCCCTAATAAAAAGCTACCAAACGGCCCTTGATGGCATTGACAAGGCAACGACCGTGGCGGATTTGGCGCTTGCCATGACCAAAGCCCAAACCCTTAAAGCCGCGGATTTAAGGCCCTTACGGGATCGCATTGCCCAGGAAATCCAATCCAGTCTGGGCACAGATCCCGATGCCATCCTTGATGCCAATGCGACCAAATCCCTGCTCCAAAAACTAATCAACATCTTGAAGGGAATCTAATTTATGGGTGATCCATTTGATTATCCAGCGGATTACCCTGGATGGATTGACGACCCAAAGGCCGTTGCGGAAATTGCTGCGCTCCAGCCAATCGCATCCTTTGGGGACACCCCTGCGGGACAGGATTCCTCACCACTTCCTGACCATGTCTTTTTGTGGGATGCGGCACGCAAGGTAACGGGCGGTTTGCTTCCTCCACGGAATCAGGGAAACATTGGCACATGTGTTTCCTTTGGAACCGCTAGAGCTATTGAATACACTATGTGCGCAGAAATTGCGGCAGGCGAGCCGGAGCATTTCCGGACCATCGCAACGGAACCAATCTATGGAGGTTCCAGGGTTGAGATTGGTAAAGGAAGGTTGGGGCGTGGGGATGGTTCCGTAGGTGCATGGGCTGCCCAATGGGTAAAGGATTTTGGGATCATTGAAAGGGGCAAACATGAAGGATATGATTTGTCACAATATTCCGTCAGCCTCTCCAGAACCTGGGGTTCGTCTGGTGTTCCCAACAATCTTGAAAGCATCGCCCAGCTTCATCCGATTAAAGCCATCACAAAGATCACAAATTGGGAACAGGCGAAGCGTGCGCTGGCATCCGGATTTGGAATCAGCATTTGTTCGGATCAGGGATTTGCAATGGTAAGGGATGGTGAAGGGTTCTCCCGCGCCCATGGTTCGTGGTCCCATTGCATGTGTTTGAGCGGTTACCAAACAGGCATCCGTGAAGGCGGCAGACTGGATAACAGTTGGGGTTCTTCATCCCACACAGGGCCCGTAGGTGCAGGGAATCCAGGGCCAGAAGGGTTCTGGGCAGATGCAAGGATTATTGATCGGATGTTGAACTATGGGGATTCGTGGGCGTTTTCCGCTTTCGATGGCTTCCCTGCGCGCCCTGACAAATCACTTGACTGGACTTTACACACTTAGGAGAATTAAAATGGTAGATTATCCTCTTACTTTGTCTACTGATGCGCTTATGACTTTGCTGGATGTGGTCCGCGGAAAGGTGGATTCTAGCAAGGGGGTTCATGCAGCCTGGAACATTCTGGGCTACGGCTTGGCGCAAGGTTTCCCGATTCAACAAGGGATTGGGGACAGTTCCGATGGCGCAATCGTGGAAGCAATTGAGGCTCTGTTGGCCAACCAGGGACCACAGGAAGCCGTGGGCTTTCCCTCGCTTGCATTGGGAATTGTTCTAAAATTGGCGGTAAAAATTATCCTCGAGTCCCTTTCCTAGGTGATATCCGGGTTCGCCTTGTTTCCGGATTAACCAGGATAGTGGGCGGGATGGTCCCTCCACTATGATCCATGGATGGGGTTACGGCACTTTGGGAAAGATTCCTGGGGTGCCGTTTTTTCGTTTCTATATCCCGTTGAAAAATAAGAAGTTAGGGAAATTCCAAATCAATTTGCAAAACTCCCCTGGACATTTTGGAGCACAAAGCCGATATTGAGGATGTCGAGCCATGAAGGTTTGGCCCACCTGGTTGGGATCCAGGAACACAATGAGGTTTGAAATGTCTGATTACATGTTATTTACGATTAGCTATACTGTTCTCGCCAATGGATGGACCAACAGAAAAACAATCCGCGCAAAAGATGATGCTGATGCCCTATCTACATTTGCCGAAAGTTGGGAGCGCGACGGTTCCTCAATTGAAGAACTGAGTTCTTTCTACATCGTCAATCGCATGAGCTATAGCGCTTAAATCATGCGATACATTGCATTGTTTTTGATCTGTGGTTTTGGCGTTGGATGCGCCCACCACAGCACAACAATTAGCGTGATTTACGGCAACGGACCTGGAACAGTCCAGATCATGCACACCATTTCCCGATAGATTCAAACAAAGGAATGATTTAATGAATTACCGCATTATTAGAACGAAGATTAAGCCAATTGATTGTGGGGTTATGGACCAAACTTATCTGGGTCCAGATGCAACCTATGTGGATCTGTGGAGATGGTACAGCACATTTGCCACGATAATCCATAACCAGGAATTGATAGAAGATCTGGGCATTCCATGTGGCGGGGATGATCCCGAAAACATCGGCCAACACATAGATGATTGGATCTGGAATCGGGGCGAATATTCCGACAGGTTCGACCAAATCCTAGGCCCTTTGGAATCCTAGGAAATAACCAGGGTGTGCGGTTGGCGCTCTCCGCGGTTCGATCCCGCGGCACCCAATCCCAATTACGGGAATGGAGGTTAAGAAATGTCAGTCAATGAAGATTTTGTAGGAAGGCAATTAGCCTGCGCTTGGGATTTGGTCAGCATATCAAGGCAAAAAATTGCAGAATTGCAAACGGAAATCCAGGTTCAACGGCAGGAAATCTGGCTCCAAATGCAATGCGTAAATGTCCTAACAGCCAGACTAAAAGAACGGGAAATTCGCTGGGCAAGCATGGGAGAAAATGAGGTGGCAAATGAATCATGATGCAATTATTAGTCAGGGCGGTTTGGTCTTGAGTCGCAACATTGGGGAAGGCATCACTATTGTGGACCGCAGGACAGGTGACATCCTCCACATCCGGGTTGTTGGCGTGACGGGAAAACGCGCCCAACTACGACTGGTGGCAGAGCGACAGGATTACATCATTATGCGTGATGAACATCAAAGGAGCGAATGACATGAATGAATTAACGATAAGTGAAAAAGCAGAATCAGCGATTATTGAAGGCGACCTCAAAACCTTATCACCAGGGGAAAGGGTTGCGTATTACAACCGGGTTTGCGATGCAATTGGATTGTTGCCCACAACCAGACCATTTGGATACATCGTCCTAAATGGTAAGCTTACCCTATATGCTCTTCGCGGATGCACGGACCAACTGCGAAAACTTCACCAAGTTTCCATAAGGATCGACAGCATTACAGCCGCGGATGGTGTCATAACGGCACAGGTTTCCGGAACTGATAAGGCAGGTAGAACCGATACGGAAATTGGTGTTGTGCCGATCGGCAAGGCGCAAGGGGAAGATCTGGCCAATGCCCGGATGAAGGCCTTAACCAAAGCCAAAAGGCGGCTAACCCTTTCCCTGTGTGGGCTAGGGATGCTTGATGAATCCGAAGTGGTTAGCATTCCTGGTGCTCAGGCATTTCCACCTTTGGCAATTGAATCCAAACCCATTGAGGTTCCGGAGCCTCCACCAGGAAACGACCCAATCACACCACCAATCCTCAGGCAATTACAGGCAACAATTAAATCCGTAGCGGATAAGTTGCCACCAAATTGGAGGGAAGAAACACTTTCAAAATTCCAGGTGAAATCCAGCAAGGATCTAACGAACAGACAGGCGATGATCATAATTGGTGAACTTAATACCTATCAAGGAGCATGCGATGTCGAATGATTTTGGTTTGGAATATTGGGACGAAACATTTGTTCCAACTGGAAACGCGGTAAAAGTGGATGATTTGGTTGCAGGAGAATACCGCGGTCAAATCCGATCAGCTGTATTGGAAAAAGCGAACAATGGGGCAACCATTGTTAAATGGATTCTGGTAATTGAATCCGGACCATGCGCCACCAGGCAAACCCTGGAACACACCAGTTGGTTGACGGATGGAAATGCCGTTGGAAGATTTGGTGGAGAGCTCGCCACCCTTGGAATTGATACCGCTTCTTGGATCCCACCACTACGACCATTTTCCAGGATGCTTCCATTGGCATTGCAGGATTTAAGCGGTTCATCGGCGCGATGGAAGATTAGCCCATGGACCAGCAAAAAGACAGGTGCAACTACCATGCAGCTAAAATTTTTGGTGAACATGGCACCAGCGGAAATAACTGTTTTTGATTCACAGGAAAACCTAGCATTTTAAGGAGTTCATGGAATGAGCTGGAACTACATTGACAGAAAACAAAAGGATATTAACGCGGGTTATTTTAAGCAGATTGCCAAGCCGCCAAAGATACCAGCAGGCACCAGGTTGGATTGTGGATCATTGGTGGTCACTTACACCAGCAATTTTGGGGCGTGTCGATCCTACAAATTGCTGGAGGAAATTGAGAAAACGGATTTTATGGGGCGGCCTATTTCCCTGGTGAAATTGGGATTCCTCAAAAACAAAGGAGAAAAAGAAGGCACATTTATTGTTGAACGGGCAAAGGTAGATTTTGGACCAAAGCCAGATCAACAGTAACGAACTAATGCCCGTCTGGCTTGTGGATTATTTCTCATTAAATGTTTAATGGGATCCAACAAGGTGAGCACCCAGGCGGGCATTTTTTGAAGAATTGAAGACGCAATAAAAAAAGGTTTAAAAAAACCTAATGAGGATTAACCAAATCACTTCCAGCAACCGTGGCTTAGTGGGCAAACATGCCGCGGTCGTAAACGGTGAGCCCCAACCAAGGCTGGAATAATTGGGGCAACCTGTCCCACCTGAAATATGGTGGGCAGGTTTATTTTACATAGGGGAAAACATGTGGAAAGAAATAATGACTAGGGATGCAATTGATGATTTGGTTCAGATTCATCTGACGGATGGAAAGGAATCAACGCATTCGGATCAATGCCACAGATGGCACATTAAATGCGCTTTGTTTCGTGTCATTCAAGCATATGAGGAATTGAGAAAGGAAATGGAAAATGAATGAAGATAAAATACTAGGTGCAGGACTAATGAAGGATGCGATAAGATACAAAGAAATTATTGCATACAAAGAAACCTGTACAGATCCATTTGTCAAACAAATTATCCGTAGATTTCTGGGCGCAAACAATGCAAATGGTTCATTGTTTGCCCAACTACGGAAAACATGGGAACAATGCAAACGGCTCCAGGATGCGATTAAAGAGCACAAGAAAAAGCATTTTTCGGAAGGCTATTCCAGCCAATGCAATGAAGCCAATTTGGAGCTTTGGGAATTGGTAAATGATGATTTGGAAAAAATCAAACCAAAGCGCAGAGAATATAAAAGCGGACCAATAAACCATCAACAGGAGCAAGGCAAATGAATGACCAGGCAGGACCAAACATCAGCGCGGCACAACAGATCCTTGGCAATATGCTTGCCAGAGTTACCGCGCTTTATGACACAATTAACGACGACACATTACCGCCACGGTTACGACAGGTGCAGATTGGAAACCTGGGCGAAGACCTCGAGCAACTGAAAAAGGTGATGAAATATGAATGATAGGTTTGATGATGCGATGCTTGCCCGGATGATCCTCCAAAGGATTTCCACAGCAAGGAGGGTTCCAGGATCCGGACCATTCCAACGCGGCTACCAGGCTGGATTGGATCTGGCTGCAAATTTGATTAAGACCATGTTGGACCAACAGCAACAAAAGATTGAGGATGATTCACATTTAAAATGGTAAAGGGAGAAACCAGAAATGAAATCTGGAGCGATGACAAGTGTTAAGTTAATGCGATTAAAAAGGGCACTAGGATTGACTCAGTATCAGGCAGTTGGATTGCTGGAATGCCTTTGGCATTTTACGGCACATAATACGCCAGATGGTGGAATTGGACGATACACCGATGATGACATTGCCGCGGTATTGGAATGGGAGAATTCCGCCACAGAATTGATTGGGGCTTTGATTGAATCGGGTTGGATTGACCGCCACCAGGATGGATCCCTTTGGATTCATGACTGGCTTGACCATTGCCCAACATGGGTTAAGGGTGTGGCCGCAAACAAGATTGCCAGAGAAAAAAATGTGTGCGGTACTAAGTGCGGTACTAAGTACCCAACTAAGTCCCCAACTAAGTCGGATACTAAGTCCCATACTAAGTACCCAACTAAGTCCGCAACTAGTGTGGCAACTACCTTACCTTACCTTCCCTTACCTTCCCTTACCAAAACAGAAATACATTTGCCCGGACCAGAGGTCACGGGCCTGCCGCGTCCGGAAAATCCAAATGGGGAAATCTTGACAGCTCCGCTAGCGGATGGGACCACCTGGACGATTACCCAACCAATGCTCGAGGATTGGACTAGGAGTTTTCCAGGCCTCGAGGTCCGATCCCAAATCCTGGGCGCTATCGCATGGCTCGAGGCAAACCCAAAAAAGCGAAAAACGGCCAAAGGAATGCCAAGGTTCATCACCTCCTGGCTTCTGCGCACCGTTTCCCGGCCCGTAAAGGCACCGCCAAGCCACGATCTCTCCCAAATTGGGTCAGAGGTCGGATTTGAAAAGATCGGCGGTCCTGCGCCATTTCTGGAAAGATTGGCAAATCTTGAATTGGAGGTGATGAAATGAACTGGGCGCAACAGCACGCGGCGATATTTGGCCACAGGTCCGCGGATTGGACAGAAACCTATCGCATCTGGCACCGTCTCTGGAGTCTCGAGGGATACACCCCATCGGATCTGGTGTCAGCCGTTACCGCGGTGAGCAGAAGGAAGAAGCCACCCAACTTTGTGAGCGAACATTTTAGCGCCCTATCTGAAGAACTGCGCGAATTGCGGATTCAATCCCTGGCGAAAAAGGTTGAGGCTATCAACGACACCAGGGGTGTTTGCACCTGTTGCGGCAATACGGGGCATATCGTCGTACCACATCACAACAGTTGGAAGGATGGCAAATGGACCCGGAATCTGCCGCCACATGAGGGCTATACCATGGCTGTTATTTGCCACATGTGCCGAATTGGCGAACATCGCAATTTAAGGGGAACCAGGTTAAGTGAATATGAATTGCAGCACCCAACTTGGCGGTCTGAAATGCGGCAATGGGACGAAATCCAAAAGCAGAGAACCGCGGTAGCTGGTCATAATAAATTCCGAATTGATTCTTATTCCGTCAACATCAAAAGGAAGGGCGACGAATGAACGAACTACAAAGAATTAAAGCTGAAAGGGATTTCTACGAATCGGCAATTGTCGATTTGATGCGATCAGGAAATGGTTTAAATTTTACCTATGTTCGTTCCAGGTTGGGAGCCATTCCATTAGACGAATGGTGCCGTCAAACCATTGCCATGGCGGAAATGGTAGAGGATATTCCACAAATGATCCAGGCAATTCAAGGTGGCCAATGAAGGCAAAGATACCACTAATCGAATACATAAAACTATGTGGATCCATTCCAGAGCCAATTCCAGAATTCCAATTTGCACCGCCAAGAAAATGGCGCTTAGACTACGGTTGGCCTGAAGAAAAAATAGCATTGGAAATTGAGGGTGGTATTTGGATCCGCGGCAGGCATACCAGGCCAAAAGGATTCATTGCCGATATGGAAAAATACAATGAATTGGCAATTAAAGGATGGAGGCTTTTGCGCGTGACACCACAGCAAATCCAAACAGGAGAGGCAATAAGCCTATTGATACGGTGCTTCCATGGATGATTTAAAAAGAGGCATACCAATCATTACAATCCTAAAGCGATTGGAAAAAGCCATGCTGAAAGTGCCAATGCCGTTAGATGATTGGGCAAAGATTTTCACCATTATTTGTCCCGAACAATATGACGAACTTCAAAATGAAAGAAGCGGCATGACACCCAAACGACCACGGAAGGAAACCGAGCAAGAAAAAAGGAAATATATAATTGCATTGCAAAGACGCACAAACATTGTGGAAGATATATCGGAAGTGCAGGATTTGGAGGAATGTTAATTTGGGAAAGTTGGGTTGAGTTTGCCGATTTTGCGGGGATGGGGGTCTGGGGGATCATTTATTTTTGCCATCTGACCGACCCAGACCCGTCTCATGTTTTTGCGCTCAAATTTTGAAAAAAAAGGAGCTGAAATGGCACGAGGAAGACGGGAAAAACCCAAACTTGATGGGGCAAAGTTACCAGCTACAGTTCCTGGGCTATCATCTGATGAGCAGTTGGCCTATGAGGAACTCAGATCCGATCTAAACCGCCATGGATGGGGACAACGCGCGGATTTGCAATGCGTGATCCTTGGCGCTCGTCGATTGGCAAAGGTGCGAAAGTTTGCGGCGCTGGTGGAGGCTTTGCCAGAACTGCTGGTGGACAACGGAAATGGCAGGGAAATCATGCACCCATACTGCAAAGAACTCCGCCAATCTGAAGCAGATTTGGCCGATAGTTTGCGTGTGTTATTGTTGTCCCCTGGTGCTCGCAAATCGGTAAGAACTGGTGGGCGAGAAATGGAACAAGAGACAGAATCTGTAAACCCTAAAACAGCAAAACTATTAAAGTTGATGCCGTAGGAAATTGAATGTTGCCATCAAAAAAGTTTGAGGAATTCTGTGCCACATTTTTGACACATACCAAAGGGCCACTAGGGGGCAAACCATTAACCCTTGATAAGTGGCAAATAAATGACATTATCAAACCACTATTTAACACAAAGCTTAAGAATGGAAGAAGGCAATACAGAAAAGCATTGGTGATGCTTGGAAGGAAGAATGGCAAGACCACATTAGCGGCAGCCGTGGCGCTATTCATGCTGTTCATGGATCAGGAACCTGGAGCAGAAATCCTTTCCGCGGCCTGCGATAGCGACCAGGCGGCTTTGGCATTCGATATCGCAAAACAAATGGTGTTACATTCTCCTGTGCTGTCAAAGAAATGCAAGGTTTACAGGCGGCATATTGAGGCCAATAGGGGTGCAGTTTATAAGGTAATTGCGGCTGATGCAGCAGGCAACCTAGGACATAACATAAGCACTTTAATATTCGATGAATTGTTGACACAAAAAAGCAGGGATCTTTATGAATCCTTGATTACATCCATGGGAGCAAGAACAGAACCATTAGCATTTATGATTAGTACTAGTGGACATGATCGCGGTTCGTTGTGTTATGAATTGTATCACTATGCGAAACAGGTTAGGGAAGGTGTGTTGGTGGATCCGACATTCCTACCAATCATTTATGAAGCAGCACCAGAATTGGACTGGCGTAGTGAATCATCCTGGAGGATGGCAAATCCAGGGCTAGGCAAATCCGTCACGCTGGAATATCTGCGGGACACCTGCCACGAAGCCCAGAACAATCCAGCGCGTGAGCAGTCTTTCCGCCAATTCCATCTTAACCAATGGGTTGAATCTGCGGCCCGTTGGATCAGTTCAGAATCCTGGAACAGTTGCGAAACACATCCAACCAACCTCGAGGAAATCCCGTGCTATGCCGCCTTGGATCTTTCCTCGAGGGAAGATCTGACCTCATTCACTTTGGCATTCCCGTTACCAGGTGCGATCCATTTGAAGGCTTTCGCCTGGACCACATCCGCCATGGTGGGAAAAAGAAATGACACCAACCGCATTAGGTATGACCAGTTTGTCCGAGCCGGTTCCCTCGAGGTGATACCAGGGGAAATTGTTGACTATGAAATCATCCTAAAAAGAATTGCCGAAATTGCGGCAGAATTTAAAATTAGGGAAATTGCAGTCGATCCATGGAACGCAGAATTTCTAATGCAAAAATTGGAGAATCAAGGTTACACCATTACGGAATTCAGGCAGGGATTCCGCAGCATGTCACCACCAACCAAAGATTTTGAAGCAGCAGTTTTACAGAAGCAAATCAGCCATGATGGCAATGCGGTTCTAAGATGGTGCATTGACAATGTGGTTATTGAACGGGATGCGGCAGGGAATTGCAAACCATCCAAAAGCAAATCAGTCGAAAGAATAGATTGTGCGGTATCATCAATTATGGCATTTGCGAGAGCTAGGAAAGCGGAAGCAACTGGGCTAGACGGTTCATCCGTCTACCAATCAAGAGAATTTTTAATGCTCTAGAGTATTGTAAAACATCCCCTGTAGTATAATATTCGTACAAACAGGGGAAATAAATGGACTGGATATCAACGGCAGATAACGAAAACCGCGCAGGTCAAGTGCCGTTGATCAAGAATCAGCCTATTGGTTACACGGTATTAAGTGGTTATTCTGGTGCAAATGTTTCCGTAAATGAAACATCAGCCCTTACAGTCGCAGCTTTTTTCGATGGTATCAGGATTGTTTCTGAAACAATCGGCACTCTTCCGCTGAATGTTTATCAGCGCACAGAAGATGATGGCCGGAAGCTGGCATTAAGTCACCCAGCATTTGATCTATTGCACGATTCCCCAAACTATGAATCTACAGCATCTGTTGTACGTGCAGGGCTCCAAGCCCAATCCATGTTGCACGGTAATTCATTTGCGGAAATTGAATGGAATGATGCGGAAACAAGGGATTATCCCGTAGCAATTTGGCCGTTGGCTTACGATTCCGTAAACGCTTGGCGAGACCAGGAAGGCAATTTATTCTATCGCATTCAACCGATTAGCGGCGCTCAAGTGGACATGGATCCGCGGGACATCCTCCACTATCGCGGCCTTGCATTCGATGGATTCTGGGGCAAATCTGTGCTCCAGATGGCAAGGGAATCCCTAGGGCTTGGCATTGTCTATGACAGGCACGCAGGGAAATTCTTTGGCAATGGTTCCCGTCCTGGTGTCGTAATTAAGCACCCTGGCCGACTGGGAGAGGAAGCGGTAAAGCGCTTGCGGGAAGGATGGGAACGAATTCACCAGGGAGTTGAGAATACCGCCAAAGTTGCCATCCTCGAGGAAGGGATGGATGTCAGCGCCTATTCCATCAACAATGATGATGCGCAATTTCTCGAGTCCAGAAAATTTACAATTGAGGAAGTGGCAAGGTGGCTCAACATCTCGTTGAATCGGCTACGGGTTTCCGGAGCAACCGCATTTACAAATCCTGAAGATGATGCAATTGATTATGTGGTAAACACCATCCGCCCATGGCTGGTAAGGATTGAACAGGAAAACAATAAAAAACTATTTCCAAACAAGCAGTATTTTTGCGAACATCAAGTGGAGGGTTTGCTTCGTGGCAATATTGCAGCCCGCTACAATTCCTACGCCATTGCTCGCAATTGGGGTTGGTTCTCAGTTAACGACATTAGAAAGCTGGAAAACCTTCCTGCCATTGAAGGTGGCGACACCTATATGCAACCACTTAACATGGCTTCCATTGGGCAGGCAACGGGCGCAACATCGGCACCAATCACATCACCAACATTGGGTGTCATCACGCCAACCGCACCAATTGCACCAGCGGCACCATTGCCCGTGGCTCCTGTCGAAACCACAACACCAGAACCGCAACCAGCACAGGAACAAACTGACCAGGTGGCTGCTCCCGCGGAGGCCTTGAACGGGGCACAGGTGGCAAGCCTCCTGGAAATTGTGCTCCAGGTTGGGCAAGGTTTGGTCAGCAAATTGACAGCCAAAGCCCTTGCAGAAGCGGCATTCCCAGCACTTGACAAAACAATTCTAAATAGTATTTTCGATAACATGATTATTAACCCAACAGAACCAATACAGCCAACAAACCAGCCAAATTAAAGGGTTAAAAAAGTGACTGAAATACGCAATATTGAACTACGAAACCTGGAAGTAAATCCTTCTGGGCGGCGTATTGTTGGCATTGCGGCAGCATATGAAACCCTTTCCGGCGACCTTGGAGGATTCAAGGAGAAAATAGCACCAACGGCATTCCTTAAAAGCATTGGTGAGAATGACATCCGAGCCCTTTACAATCATGATTCCGCTAAAATTCTGGGCAGGATTTCCGCTGGAACATTGAAACTATCATCAAATGATCGCGGTTTGGAATTTGATCTGACATTGCCCAACACCAGTTACGCAAATGATCTGGTGGAATTGATGGCAAGAGGTGATGTAACAAGCTGTTCATTTGGTTTCTTTACCAGGTCCGATAAATGGTCCACGGATCCAGAAACTAAAATAAGAATCAGAACATTGCATGATGTGGATTTGCGGGAGATTTCCATTGTTGGGGATCCGGCTTATCCTAGTGGCACATCTGCCGCTTTGCGCTCGCTTACCGCTTGGCAGTCCACATTGGACACCAGGCGCAAACGCTGTCTTCTGTCCTTTCTCAAACGGCGCAACCCGCCACGGAGTTGATAATGATGATTGCTGAACTGCGGGCACAACGCGCCCAGGTTATGGATGAATCCGCTAAAATTCTGGCCGTCACCGATGGTCCTGAAAAGCGGGAAATGACACCTGAAGAGGTGGCAAAATTCGATGAACTCATTGCTCGCGTAGATGAATTGGATGCGCGCATCGCAGCCATGGAATCCGAAATGGTTCCTGCGGAATTGGAACCGGCAATGGACATGAGCTCCAGGCCAACTGGCAACCTGCGCAGCGAATACAACAAACGGATTCAAACCCGCAAGGTAAATCCTGCTCCTGGATTTGTCCGCGATTACAACGACCGTCAATCCATCCGCGATTCTGCGATGGCTTTCCGTGGTTGGTGTCTGGGCAAAGAAGCAACCAACGAACAACGCGCCGCGGCACATCGCAGCGGGTTGAATCTGGATGGACCTATTTTTGTAAATCCAAATCCAACTGAAGAACAACGCGCGCAATCCACCAGCGGTTCTTCTGGCGGTTACACGATTCCTCAAGGCTTCCTTGCAGAGCTCGAGAAAAAAAGGCTTGCATTCAATCCCCTTCGTGGTGTGGCTCGCGTTATCCGCACCGATAGCGGCAATTCAATGCCAATGCCAACGGTTGATGACACAAGCAATACCGGGGCTTTGGTGGCGGAAAACACCGCAACCAGCGCAACCGATTTTACTTTGGGACAGGTAACCTTTGGCGCGTATTCGTACAAATCTGTGGTCAATTGTTCCCTGGAATTGCTCCAGGATACAGGCCTTGATCTGGGCGCCATTGTTGGTGAGCTCCTGGGCGAAAGGCTTGGACGATCTGAAGCCGCGGCATTTGCAACTGGAACCGGTTCCAGCCAACCACAGGGCGTGACTGTTGGGGCATCCGCAGGCAAAACGACTGCCAGCGCCACAGCAATTACCATCAATGAAATCTATGATTTGGTAAACAGCCTTGATGCTGCTTATCAGCCAACGGCTTCATTCATGTTCCATCAGTCCGTTTGGACCTATCTGCTTAAATTGCAGGATTCAACCGGCTTGAATCTTATTCAAAGGAATTTGGGTTACACGGAAGGTGTGCAGCCCAGATTGTTTGGGTATCCTGTCATTGTTAATAACAACATGAACAGCGCCATCACAACTGGTTTGATTACTGGTTTGTTTGGTGACTTCAGCAAATTCTACATCAGGGATGCAGGCCCAATTGTCATTCGTCGTTCGGATGATTTCCTCTTCACCAGCAACGCAGCAAGTTTCCTTGCAGTTGAGCGGTTCGATTCCAAAGTGGTTCAATCTGCCGCAATCAAGAAGCTTACCCAGGCTTAAGATGCAATTGAATCCTAGGATACTCAGCCTAAAAATTGAGTATCCTATTTTTGATTTATTTTGAATGAGGTGTGAAATGAAATACCAGGTGCAGCAATCATTGGTCGGTACCAATCCTTTGACGGGTGAGGAAATTTGTTTGCGTCCTGGTGACCAGGTGGAATGGTGCCCCATTGAAGGCCCTAGGATGGTCGATGCGGGGATCTTTGTCCCTGTGGCAAGCAATGCCACACCAGAGACACCAGAAGCCCCTAAGGCAAAAACCAGGGCAAAGGAAACCCGCTAATGGCATTGCCAACTTTGGCGGATGTGAAACTACATTTGCGCGTAGACAGCACCACAGAGGATGCTTTGATTACATCCTTGTTGGCTGGTGCAATCGATCATTTTGAGCAATCCACTAGGCGCGTTTTATCCTCGAGGTCCATTGTCCAACGGCTGGATTCTCTTCCAGACTCCCGCGTGATATTCCTGGAAAAAGGTCCGGTTACTTCTGTCACATCGGTAACCGTCAGAACATTGGCTGGCGTTTCTACCATATCAGCAAGCGATTACATTACCATTACAGGACAAACAGAAACCAAACCACTAATCGCATTTAAGGATACCGCAAACCTTCCAACACCAGATAATTACCCTGGTGCCGTAACGGTAACCTATGTGGCGGAAACCACTACAATTCCAGAATCCATCAATGCCGCAATTCGATTGTTGACAGCCCATTGGTACGAAAACAGGCAAGCCGTTGGTCCTACTGGTGGCAATGAGGTTCCATTGGCCTACCAATCCGTAGCATCCAAATACATGTGGGGAGCCTACGGATGAAAATTGGCGACCTAAGGCACAGGATTGACTTACAATCCTACACCGATTACATCGACATTTACGGTAAGCCTGACAGGTCATGGACAACATACGCAACCGTTTGGGCGCAAATCACGCCAACATCAAGTAGTGAATCGATTAACGGGTTACAATTAAACACCAGCACCACACATGCAGTTTTAATCCGTTACAGAACAGATGTGCAACCAAACCATCGGGTTTTATTTGGTTCCAGAATCCTTAACATCCAGGGTGTCAGAAACCTGGATGAAACAAACATTGCAACGGGGTTAACCTGCCAGGAAGCTATATCCATGGAAGGCGGAATCCCACAATGATTAAGATCAACACACCAGAATTTAGCACACAGATTATGACTGCGGTAAGGCAATTCCTTAACACCGCATCGGATCGGGACACCAAAAAAGGGATCGCATCCGCACTATACCAGGGCGGAAAGATTATCGCATCCAAAGCAAGACAGCTTGCACCCAAAGCACCGCGAAAGAAAAAAAAACAACGCAAAGCATACGGCAGAACCGGCTTGCTACGCAGATCCTACACCACAAAAAAAGGTGTTACCAAAAAAGGTGCAGGGGAACCATATGCCGTTGTTGGTCCATCCAAAACATTGAAAAAGGATATTGTCAGGGGAAATAAAACGGTAACTGTCAAGCCAAGTAATTACGCGCATTTGGTGGAATTTGGATTCAATGCACATGCCAGGGTTCCATTGGTTCAGGGCAGGAACCATGAAAAATTTGTAAAAAAAGGAGTCCTTTGGAAAGGCAGCACACTTGAAGAATACATAAGCAAAAAAAACATTGACAAGGCAAAGTTGTCTAAAGGAAAAGCATTTAGAACAGCCACATTCATCAAATCCACAGGGCAAAAATTTACCAGAGTAGCTGGGCAGAAAATTGTTGAGCGCGCATACCAATCATCTATTGGTGAAATGAAAACCATTATCCTCCAGAATTTGGGGATTGAAATTGACAAAGCAGCACAAAGAAGCTATTTGAAACAAGTCAGAAAATATAATGCAAGCGCATCAGGCATGCGAGGTGTGCGGTAATGTCCCTGGCATTTGCAAAAACTCTGCGCTCATTGCTGCTCTCAGATGCGGCAGTATCTGCGGCCCTTCCTGGTGGCATTCATCCTGACATGATTCCACAGGAATCCGCATTTCCTGCGGCAGCCTATACGGTTAACAGCACACCCATTTCATCCTTAACCAGAACCTTACCAATTAGTACAGCAGAATTTGTATTGCATGTCCGAGCTATTACACCAACTCAAGTGGCTGCGGTAGCATCCGCGGTATTAGCTGTAATAAATGGGCAACCAAACCAGACAACAGCCCATGGGACCATCATTGCAGGTTTGAGGATTACAGGCATTCAATCCGATGCTGAAGCCTTGAATGATGGTGAGGATGCACCTTATCAAACGGGCGAAATAAATATTAGCGGTTGGGTAAGGGAACAGTAGAATTACATTAACCAGGAGCTTGAACAATGCCAATTGCAACAACCGACATCATCATTCCACAGGGAGCCAGTCTAGCCTATTTGGCTTCTGGTGGATCCTCAGTAACAATCTTAAATCCAACTAATATTTCAGGGCTGTCCCAAACCCTTGCAGATATTATGATTTCCGGTGTTACATTAACGACAGAGTTGAAAGTACCAGGAAAGAAATCATTCTCAGATATTACGGTTACGGCAACCTACACCGAAAGTGAATTTACCGCAATTCAAACTGTGATGAATGCGCGGACATCAGTAACCCTTACACTTACCACAGCAGGTTCATTGGCATCAACACCGCTAGTAACAACTGCGGCTTTTGGAGGTTACTTCAAAGGTTTGACAATTCCAACCATTGCTGACAACAATGAACCGCTAACTTATGAATTTGTGTTTCTGGTTAACAGCGTTACCATTTCCTAAGGTTTAAAATGAGCTTGAAATTCAACAGAATCCTGACCGTGGAAAACAAACCTGGTGAGCCGGAAAAGGTTCCAGGTTTAATTGGGCAGGCATTCGTTAAAAAGATCCTGTTAGGCGATGCCAAATCCTTGATGGGGTTGGATGGTCTGACAGGATATTCCCGCATCCTGGAATTGAGCCTATGCGATGCAAACGGCAAATCCTTGAGTGCCGAGGAAATCAATGACATGCCATTTGACGCAACAAAGGCATTAGCCGAAATTGCAAGCGAATGGAATGGGCTCTCCTCCAAGGCACAAAAGGATCTGGAAAAAAACTCCGAGCCCAGCCAGAACGAAGGTTAATGTTCGCCTTGGCTGGGCATCTGGGCAGAACCGTTGCAGAACTTGAAGGTTCAATCTCAGTTGAGGAATTTGTTGAATGGGCAATGCTCCAGGCAATTGAGCCATGGGGCGGTTCCAGGTTGGATGTGCTTTCCGCAATGCAACAGCACGCGGCCTTGGCTCCCTGGTGCTCGGGAAAAATAAAGGTACAGGATTTAATCCCCAAATGGGGCGGAGAATCCAAAGAAGCTGGAAGTTTTGCGGAATCGGCAAAACAACTAATTGAAAGGGCAAGAGCGATAGCAGATGGCCAAAACAGCAATCGCAAACCCAACAATCATATTAGGACTGGACAGCAGCCAATTAACAAAAGGCCTTAGTGGTGCCGTATCTGTTGCCGGATCATTTGGTAAAAAAATTGGAGAAACACTAAGCGCGGCAATCATGGCTCCCATGAATGCGCTTAAAATTGGCGCAGCCATTTCAACACCATTGAATCAGGCAATGGAATTGATGGGCAAGGCCAACACCATCCTAGGTGCTCCTGTCCGGGCATTGATGGCAAGGGAAGCGGACCAGGCGGCAGCGGCAGGGATGCCAATTGCCAATGCCACATCCAGCACCATGACTGGTGTGATGGCGCGGTTTGTGTTTGAAATTGAAGAACTGGCAGCCGATCTTGTCGTTGGCCTGGATAGGGCGTTTAACTTTCGTGCAATCCTGGAAGGTTTCCGCGGTGTCGCTTCTGGTGTGCGTAGTTTGTTGGTCGCAGCATTTGGCCCGTTAATCGCAGTTGCCAATGATAAGCAGGCATTGGATGCCGCATTTGCAGCAGGACAGCAAATTGCGGTTGAAGGTTTCAAGATGATTGCTGAAGGGTTAATTGATGTCGCTGCAAATATAATTGATTTATCTAATACAGTAATTAAATTTTTTAATAGCCTAATGGGCATAATGCCATTTAGTGCAAAACAAGAAGAAGCAATTAAAGATTGGCAAAATGCAAATCAACAATGGGTGCCAGGACTTGGCGGTGGTCCAGTTGGTGGCTTTGGTGGAATTAATCCCAATGTTGGGCAAGGACGATTCATCCCAGGAAACAGGGAAGATGCAATAAAAGCACTAGGCTTAAATCAGGAGCAAGATTTACTTCCCGGAATAAACGTTGGTGCAGCAAAACAAGGTATTGCAAATATAATAGCAGGATTCAAACCAGCAGCACCAGAACCGGCAAGAATGGCGGAAAATGAATTAAGGAATTTCATCACTACTTTGGGGGATGCGCGGACACCCTTGCAAGATCTGGCCTTGCAGATGCAGCAATTCCAGGCAAACGCAGATGCAATGCGCAATGCGGTTAATGCAATGCCAGCTGGACAAGAACAATTAGCCGCGGCAGCCAGATACAACCAGATGATTGAACGGGGCGAAATCCTGTTGGGGCAAAGGCTCCAGGGGATTCTAAGCCCAACAATGCAGAGCATGGAAGCTGGAAGGATCACTTCTGCGGCTGATGTGGGATCCGCGGCATTGGTTGAGGCCATTGTTCGCGCATCGGCGCAAAGTGCAGGCGGGGACATCCAACAGCAAATCAAATCGGCAATTGAAATGCAATTGGCCCAGCAGGAAGCCCAAACCAAAATACAGCGTGCGATCCTGGAAGCAGCAAGAAATGGCGGCCTTGTCGGATTGGGGAAAATTTAATGCCAACAATTTCGTATCTTGAGCATCCAGGAAACAGCGATTCTGTTGATGCCAAATTGACGCGCAATACAACCCGTAAAATTATTGCGGAATGTGATGAAGATATTTCATCTGTTTCAATGTCACTTGCATTTTCTGTTGACAACAACATTTACATCGGGACAACGCACCCAAATCTAAGCAGTTTGTTTTGCACAAATATCAGCGTTACGCGTGATGAAAATTCATGTGTTCCAAGAGTCATTTACAACATTGAATTGACTTATTCAAACAATCTGGATTCTGGTGGGGCATCATCCAATTCCACAGGCGGTTCAGCATCCGCGGCAACTTCTGGACAACAGCAGGGAGTTCCGCCAACAGAGAGACAGACAAACCCTGTGTTGAGGCCTGTGGACATTAGGGCAAGTGCTGGCATTCATGAAATGGCCTGCCTTAAAGCCTATGATCCGGAGACAGGAAGGATTGTTCCCTATGTAAACACCGTAGGGGATTCTATCCTTCCACCACTTACCAGATCCGCACCAACTTGCCGAATTACCATTGGGCGAAATAACCTTATTTATCCTGGAAATTTAGTGCAGGATTTGGGCAAGATCAACGACCGTGATTTGGTCATTCCAATTTTAAATGCTTTTTTTCCAAAATGGTCTTTAAAATTTACTGGCATGGAAGCAGAACCAGTCTACGAAAACGGAATATCCTATTGGCGCATTACATTGACAATTGAAATGAGCCCATTTCAAAATGAGTACACAACCAACATTGGTTGGATAAAGACTGTGGCCAATATGGGAAAGCGCGAGTTTGCAGACTTTGGCCGATCCACAAAATTGCTAACAGATCAGTTTACAGGACAGCCACTAACAGAGCCGGATTTCCTAACGCAGGGTGGATCACAGATCAATAAAAAGAATCCAAATGGTACATATAATCCAAATTGGATAGATGAAATTTATTATTTGAGGTTTCGCCCAGATAGTGACTTTAATATGAAAGCACTTTGGACATGAGCAGCGGAATTGCCTTTACTCCGGATTCAGCGCGACGAATTGCAAATGCCACGCGTGGTTATGAGCAAGAGCAAGGAGCGCCAGAACCTGTCACATACCAGGCTGATGGCTCTTATGGTCGCATGATGTTGGTGCGAACGGCATCAACTTTGCCAGCCAATTACACAGGTTTGATGGCAGTCCAGGCAAACATTGTTGAAAAATTGCCTAACAATACTGTAAATGTAATTTCTAATGTTTGGGTAAAAGATTTAAACAATCAGTTGTTAAGTGCAAACACAATTTATAATGCGCGATTGTGTGGTGAGTGGACACAAAACATAATAGTAAATGGAATTGTTACACCAACAACTTATGGTCTTTATGTTGTGCAAAATGCACAAACTCCAAGTATTGCTGAACCATTTAAAGTTATGAGTGTTAGTGGCGGCTTTACATTCATTCAAACAATTGATGGAACCAAATCGGGAAAATTTGCTGGGTCAATTTGGACTCCTGAAATATGGGCTAACATATTTAACCAATTTAGACCAACTGTTTATGGTGTTGCTGTTTTCCAACCAACAATTCAATTTGCAGTATTTTACCCATTTACATTGCAAGTTGATGCGTATTATTATGCGTCTTATTCAACGGGAGATACGGTAACCTGTGCTGCTCCAGGTGGCCAAAGTTTTTTTAGTGCACATGATCCATTGCAGTTAATGCGAGCAAATGGGTACAGGGGCAGGGCAATTATTTCCTATGGAACAAATCACTTTGGATCCGTTTCCTATTACCCAAATGGCTCTTCACCATTTACGGTAATAGCGGCAAGGCAAACAGATAATTTTACACCAGGCGGCATCGGATCTGGCATTGGTTCCGGAATCTCAGGAGTTTAAATCATGTCAGTTACAAACACAAATGATTATCTGCCCACAGGTGGCATTGCAGAAGTGGCACAAATAACAAGTGCCAATGGAACCAATGAAAGTGCAGATTTGATTGTTGGGTATGCCCAGGGAAAACGCATCAAGGAAATCCGCGTATTTTCAGGGCCAACAAATCCAATACCAGCTGGAACAGTATTGGTGTTAAAATTGTTTGATGGAACCAACAGCAGAACAATTGGTAGCGCAATTTGTCCTGGTGGTCCAGACGCTTTGCAGGCATTCTTCACATTTACTAATTTGTTTCTGCCAACGACAGCCCATGCTTTCCGCGCACAATTACGCACACCATTAGCAACAGGTGCTACACTAGACTTTACATTCGTTGGGGAAGTATTCTAACCAGGAGGATTTAGCATGACATTGAGCCTAACCAGATCCCTTACAGTTCAAGGGACATTGACTAATGACAGCACCATTTCCATTACCACGGATGCGGTAACAAGTGGAAGCAATTCCTTCCCCGCACTAAGCAGAACTATTACCGATGGCACAGGTGCTGGGCAATGCAACAAATGGTACAGGGCATACCGAACCCTTACCGCGGGTTCAGCAGATAACCTGGATTTGGCTGGATCCCTCCTGGATCCCTTTGGAAACACCCTGACATTTACTGGCATCAAATACATTGCAGTAGCGTTGATCAGCGCCAGCGCAAATGGAACCAATAAATTGGTGCTGGGCAATGCCACAAATCCATTTGTTGGGCCACTAAGTTCCGCAGGCACCATCGACATTTTTGACAGCCTGGAACTTTATCATCCTGGAGCATCGGGTTGGAGCGTTACCGCAGGAACCGCGGACATCCTCAAAATTAACAACCCTGGTGCCGCATCTGTCACCTATTGCATTCTTATTGCAGGCAATGCGTAAGCATGGTTCAGCGCAGGAACATCCATAGGAATCCAGGCCCTAAGCGCAGGGAAGCGCCCAGGGATCTTTCCACATCGGAAAGGGGATACGACCACACTTGGCAAAAACTTAGGAAATGGAAATTGGCAACAGACCCATTCTGCGCTAGTTGCGGGAATGGCGCAAATCAAGTGGACCACATAAGACCAATAAATGATGGAGGTGCTAGGCTTGATCCAAACAACCTCCAAAGCCTTTGCATTTCCTGTCACAGCAAAAAAACGGCAATAGACAAAGCCAACAGAAAACAAGTATAATTTACCAAACGAGGAACCAATCATGCCAGCGACAGATAATTTTGTAACAAACATTGTTGGGACCACATCACCAGCATCCATTGCGGAAGCTGTGACACCATCGGATTCCACAGACTTAACCAATGTTTCCCGCGCCCTTTGGATTGGCGGTGCAGGGAATATTTCTGTGATTATGGCAAATGGTTCAACTGTCTTATTTTCTGGTGTTCCTGCGGGGACGCTGCTTCCTTTGCGGGTCTCCCGGGTCCGCTCCACCAGCACCACCGCAACGCTTATCGTCGCAATTTCCTAGGGGGCTACTCATGATCAGCCTCGATCTTGGTTTTTGGCAAAACCGCATTGCGAGTCCTTATGACAGCGACGCAGCGGCTTTTTTTAGTGCCGCCTCCATTAACAATGAGACGCAAAAAACCGCAATTAACCAATTAGTTTTAGGGCTTAAAAGCAATTCGCTTTGGTCCAAAATGTTGGCGCTTTATCCTTTTGTCGGAGGAACAGCCACAACGCATAAATTTAACCTTAAAGATCCAAGAGACCTGGATATAGCTTATAGGCTTACCTTCAACGGTGGTTGGACTCATAGCGCAAATGGCGCTTTGCCAAATGGAACAAATGCCTACGCAAATACCTTTTTAGACCCATCGGTTGCTTTAACCATAAATAATACAGC